GCCTGTTTTAAACAATTCAGCATCGACACCTAAACTTCTAAGATTTTCAAATACAAGACCTGCGCCGCCCCTAGTTTCAACTTCATGCTGGTATGTTACAACAGGCACAGGAGCCTCAGGACTCAAACGTGTGCTTGTTCCATAAATATATCTGTCGATGATTATATCGCCAATAACTAAGACTTTCATGCTATTATTATACACTAAACTATCCATTTAGTCAAGTAATTTAATCAATTCAAATATAGTTTCTAGTTTTTTTAAATTAACTTTTTTGTTTAATGTATTTTGTAAACCGTAATGTAACGGTTTTGGCCATTTTCCAAAACTACACCAGGCATATCCGTCGTGTTCGTTATTAAGTTTAGGAATAAATTCATTATTTACTAAGCACAAGTATGTATGAAATTTGAACTTAGTATCGTTGGATACAAACGTTTCTAACGGTATAGTTTTTTTAATTTCTACATTGCCTATTTCTTCGTCTATTTCTCTACGTAAACCTTCCCACGGAGTTTCAGATTCTTCGTTTGCACCGCCAACAAGTCCCCATACGGCATTGCTGCGTTTACTGTTTGATCGATGTAAAAATAAAAAACGTTGAGTATCGAGTGTATATAGTAGAGCACCACTACAAATAATTTTTTCCTTCATATATATAATTATATTAGAAGTCTAGTTTCCAAGCACCGTTTGGATATTCTCCTTCGAACGAAAGAATCCATTCACCTCTGTCAAATTTATATTGCACGCCGGTATTAAGATTTGTAGTGTACACAGTTCCGTATGTACTTGCGTCAGTGTCTGCATCAAATACTATTGTCCATTTTGCACCATCCCATTCTACAATATCATTCTCACTTGCTATAAAATCTGTATTATCTAAGTTTTTCCAAGCATCTGCGCCATCTGTATTAACAGCATTGCCTATTGGTCCTAGTAATAGTATTCGTGGATTGCTAGAAAGACTCAGATGTTGAGGATTTGATTTTGTTGGGTCAATAATATAGTCAATTTTACTTCTGTTGCCTAAATCTGATGTAATAACTGTATCAGACGGCAATGTATCTTCGTCCCAATCAACAATTGCTTCAGTTTTGTCAGTAGGATTAATAGCTAGTCTGCCGATCACATCATATTGCCAATCATTTCTAGAAAGTCTTAAGCCTGTGATTCCGGGTTGTAGTTTTTCAGGAAATGCTATTAAAAATTCTGGCCAAGTAATTCCGCCTACTACTCCTCGTTTAACTAGTTTAGCAGTATTATTAATTACTAAAATATCAATATTTCGATAAGCTGTTGCAACAGTGTCAAGAGATATATTATTATACCAATCTTTAGTAGTTTCTTGTCTAGATAATTCACCAGTAGGAGCGACATAAATTTTAGTTCTAATATTTGCTTCTGCATCAAGTCCGTCTACCGGAGCTTCTTCAAAAATTTGAGTAATAACATCAGTAATAACACCGAGGCGTTTAACTTTAGCAGGCGGCGAAATATATATCGGAGTACTAAAAGTTAGAGTTGATACATCTATTTCTGTTTCTGTGCCTTGAGGAATACTTCTTGAACTCCAGTTAATACTATCTAAATTAACAACGCTTAAACTAGTCCAGTCTAGATAATTGTCTGTGGTTTGAATTTCTAAACTTGGATTAAATAACATTAATATTTGTTCAACAAGTTGCAATTTTTGATTTGTATTAGTTGTCCATATATCTACATTTATTGTAAGATTATACGGAGTTGGCATCAACCGTTCAACGGTATAATTTTTTCCGCTTTCATTTAAGTATTCATTTCCTGCCTGGTCAAATGCACGTTCTCTAATATTAACTTTACTAACATATGACGAGTCACTGGTTCTAGTACGATCCATTTCTAAACCAGTAACATAAACTCCCATCCTTGGTGCACTTGGAATTTTATTATCTGAGTTATCTCTAATAATACTTCCTACTTGACGAGTAATATCGCCGTACATAACCGGAACTGTGACTAGTTCATTCTTACCGTCAGCGTATTTAAATCCGCTAAACATTCTTACTAGTTGTGTAAGATATCTTCTAACTTGTCCGTCGTAAAAATGTTCCATTAATTATCTGCCCTTGGTCTTAGGGCTTTACTTAACCCTTGACGTTCTGCTTCTCTGTTATTATAGAAATTGACAGTCCACTGTCCGTCAAACTCTATTGTGTCTTGTATACCTGCAATCTCTGGTAATGTAATTAGTACAGTATTGTCGCTATCGCTAGTAATTAGATCCTGGTGATCTGCTATTACATAATTTTTAGTGTGTATACTCTGTTTTAATTCAAGATACAGTGCATCTATCGGATAAGGAATACTTGTTGATATTACAAAATCACCAGATGTTATTATTATATCATTTGATGCTACTTTGTCATTATAAACATAGTTATTATTATTAATAAATGATGTCTTTTGGGTTTGTCTAGTATCAGTATTCGTCATTGTCATACGTTGTACATTGTGAACTTTAATCCAAGTCTTGCCGTCAAATCTAAATAATCTTTTTGGCATAAAATCTGTTCTTAAAAAGTAATCGCCTAATTCTGCTGCTGTAGGAAATTGTATGCCATGTCCAAATGTTTCTCCATTGGGTGCAAGTTCGTCTCCTAGTAAATAACCGCTATATCCTATTTTTGACGGCGGCACAGTAACAGTTTCATTATTAACTTTAGTAACTTGAACATCACTGCCAGTTTCTGTTGACTTTACTTCTAGACTATAGTAATGACTAGTGTCATAACCGCTCTTAGGAGCATCCGCTTCTGCTTGCGCAACTACAGCATCATTGATTTGCATTTCTTTTTCGTAAGTCGAAAGCATATCTCTTAGTGTATCGCCGTTATCATTGTCTGCATCCGCAGGCAGATCTAACACTTCTTTAAATTCTTGACTATCTACAATTTGTTTAAGTGTTAGACGATATAAATGAGGATACCAAGTTGGCGAAAACCCTTCACTTGCACGAGTAACGTCTTCGATTACATAAAATCTTTTCAATGCAACAGAGAAGTCGTTAAGAGCATATTCGTCCTTCATATGCGGCAACTCGATAACATCTCCTGCTATAAATTTCCTTCCAAGAGTTTTTACGCTACCGTTTATGTGCACTGTTAAAAATAATGTATCGTTGTCTAAAAACATACCAAATTGCGATAAATTAAAATTGTTATCTTGAATATTATATATGCCACGCATTGTATAAATGTCAGGATCGTACTTTCTATCTCTATTTTCTAAAAATAGTAAGTCTTGAATGTTTGTTTCTTTAACAGCATCATATCGAGGCTGATCTGCGGTAGCATCAGCAGACTCTGGATTGTCGGGACCTAGGTACTTGTGGATATTAATATCAGTACCACCGACTGTAAACATTTCTAGAATTTGTTTATCTATAAATGTGTAGTCTTGTCCTTTTTCAGGTTTGTATAAACTTAATCTTGGCATATACATATTTATTCGATAAATACTTTATGGAGAGATTCGTATGTCACTAGCAACACAAAAACAAGAAATATTTGACTATGTACACACTATGTTAGGTGGCGGTATGGTCGATGTTGAACTAGATCCTATACATTATGAAACAGCATTAACAAAAGCATTAACTAGATTTAGACAACGCTCAGAAAATTCTGTCGAAGAATCGTATATGTTTATGCCAACTATAATTGATCAAAATACATACACACTGCCAAATGAAGTTGTAGAAGTACGTCAACTTTTTCGAAGAAGTATTGGGTCACGAAATGGCGGAGGCGGCGGAACAACATTTGAACCGTTTAATATGGCATATACAAACACATACTTACTAAGTTCGTCAAACTTAGGCGGCCTTGCAACATACGATATGTTTTCACAATATCAAGAACTTGTTGGACGTATGTTTGGGTCATTTATAGAATTCAATTGGAATACTACAACCAAACGACTAACAATACTTCAACGTCCAAGGGCAGAAGAAACATTAATGTTGTACGTGTATAATCTTAGACCAGATTCAGAGCTACTCAACGATTATCTAGCAAAACAATGGATTAAAGACTACACCTTGGCAGCATGTAAATATATGTTAGGCGAAGCACGTTCAAAGTTTGCTACTATTGCAGGCCCACAAGGCGGAAGTACTCTTAACGGTGATAGCCTAAAAGCAGAAGCCCAGTCCGAAATGGAAAAATTAGAAAACGAAGTATCAATGGCAGTTCCGGGCGGCACAGGCTATGGTTTTACAATAGGCTAAAATCTCCCCAAGTTTACGCTAACATTTACGTATGCTGTAAATACAATATAACAAAGGAGTTACTATTGTGTGCAGTCCGTTTGTAAGAAAAGAAGCCAATCGCTTTTACTGGATAGTAAAAGGTTCATTAATCCCCCAATCATGGTCCGACACAGATGTAGAAGGCATATACGATAGCTATATGAAACGCATCTGGGGCAATCACGAAAATTGTGTTAGCGAAGAAGGATTTCCTACTGCTTGGGCAGAAAGAGAAGCAGAAGAAATAAACCGAGTTGCTGTATTAGGTTACGATTAAGGTTGACAAATACATAAGTTCTGTTATAATAATATAATTATAGGAGAACAATATGAAACTGAAACTATTAGTTATAGGCCACGGACGTCACGGTAAAGACACTGTATGTGAAATGCTTCGCGACAAATATGGTTATAGTTTTGAAAGCAGTAGTAAGTTCTGTAGCAAGTTGTTTATCTATAATGATCTAAAAGACAAGTACGGGTACACCGACGAAGAGCAGTGCTATGCTGATAGACACAATCATCGTCAAGAATGGTATGAAGCTATTTGTGATTATAATGTACCTGATGCAGGTACATTGGGTAGAGAAATATTCAAAGCACACGACATCTATTGCGGACTACGCAACAAGCGTGAATTCCATGCTATGAAAAATACTGGGGTATTTGACAAAGCTATTTGGGTAGATCGCTCGGATCATCTTCCTCCTGAGAGTAAAAACTCTATGAGCTTAGAACAGTGGATGGCAGATTATACTATTGACAATAACGGTACACTTGAAGATTTAGAGTTTAACTTGTCTCAACTCATTGAACACATCGATCCTTATAGTGCATCAGAAGTCAGGAACTAAATCGCCCTGTTTCCATTTCACTCCACTTTTTTGAATTATTCGCTGACAATTAGCACATATAGTTTTTAAGTTTCCTGGACGACAATTATTTAAATCTCCGTCTATATGAAACACATTAAACTGTTCGTGATGCTTAGAAGCATAGCCGCACTTTTCGCAATTATCTTTTTTTTCGTACCCACGTTGTTTCCATTTAGGTATTCCATGATTTACTCCGTTACGTAAACATGTTTCGCAGAGCTTACGATAGTAAGTTCTGTTTTCTTTTTTGTAATTTATAGCTGCTGGCCGCTGTCCGCACTTGCATAATGGTCTCATATTGTATTTAGCTCACCTTTTTGGTACCTTTTTTCGGTGGTTAAACGGGCTATTTTTAATAGTGAGTGCTAAATACAAGTAACGAAACTACCAACTCGTATTATAGGAGAAATATCAATGGCACTAACATCACCAGGAGTAGAAGTCAAAGTAATTGACGAATCATTCTACACTCCGGCAGAGCCTGGAACGACCCCAATGATTTTTGTTGCTTCTGCTTCAAACAAACTGAATGCAAGCGGCACAGGAACAGCACAGGGTACGATTAAGGCAAATGCTGGTAAACCATACTTATTAACATCGCAGCGTGATCTAGCAGATACGTTTGGCGATCCTTTGTTTTACACAGACAATAACAACAATCCAATTCATGCTGGAGAGCTTAACGAATACGGCCTACAAGCTGCTTATTCGTATTTAGGCGTTTCTAATAGAGCATGGGTTGTTAGAGCAGACATCGACTTAGCAGAACTAGAACCAAGTTCTGAAGCACCAGCAGCTAAACCAGCTAACGGAACATATTGGGTTGACACACAGATTTCAAAATTTGGAATCCAAGAGTGGAACGGCGCAGCAGTAACAAGTGCTGGCGGACAGTCCTTTACAACAAGAACTCCTATTGTAATTACTGATTCAACAAAATTAGAATCAGGAAATGATACTATAAACGGCACAAGTGGGTTAATACCGAAACAAACTGTTGGAGCCATTGGCGATTATGCAGTTGTTTTTGGTAGTACAATTGTAAGAGCTTTTTATAGAAATGCAAGCGGTATTTGGGTGCTTATTGGTAGTGAAGCATGGACAAAAAGCTGGGCCACAGTAAGAGGGTCAAAAGCTAATCCGTCTTTCTCGCAAGGAAGCTCAATATTTACAATTAACGGCACAGACGTAACTGTTTCAGACACTGACATAATTGGCGATGTTGCAGCTAATATAGCCGGATTATTTCCATTAGGTGACATTACTGCTAACGCAGTTGATGGACGTTTAGAAATATACAATGATGGTAGTGAATCGTCGCTACAAGATTCATCAGGAACAGGGTCTATATCAATCGGCGGCGATGCTACATTACTAGGCGAATTAGGTATTGCTACAGGAACATATTATTCTCCAGCATTGCATATCAATAAGCACACTAGAGTTCCAGAATTTAAAGGATCTGATACTACTCCACGTCCTACAGGATCTGTATGGATTAAAACAACAGAGCCAGGTAATGGTGCACGTTGGAGAATGAAAGTATGGAATGATGCTACTAAATTGTGGGATGCTGTAGAAGCACCAATTTATAGTTCTAATGAAGAAGCATTATTTACATTAGATAAATTAGGCGGCGGCGCAAACTTATCAGCAGGAGATATTTATGTACAGTCAAACGTTGCAGGCGACACACAACCACTAGCAACATTTAAAGTATTTAAACGTAACGGCGTAGCACCCACAACAGTTGTAGGATCTGCAATTGGCGCAAGTGGCGTTACAGCTGATACATATAATATTGGAATTCAAGCAACTGCTCCTAATTCAAATGCACTAAGCAACATTGTAGTAATTGAATTTACAACAGCTGGAGCAACTACTGATGCTGAAACAATTGCAGCAGCAATTTCAAATGCAGGAGTTGCTCATGTAAGTGCTGAAGTAGTTACAGGAAATAAAATTGTAATATCTCATGCAAAAGGCGGCGACATTAAATTAACTGACGACGGTAGCACACCTGTTTTAGGTAACATAGGATTTGCACACTTTGTAAGTGTAACAGACGGTACACCTAATTTATATTACGAATCAGGAACAGACGGCGACACAGCACCATTACAACTACGTGCTAGTTTATGGAAAGCAACAGTTAATTCGTCTAATTCAGAAGTTGCATTTTATACTGCGTCAACAGACGAAGTAACGTCACTAACAAACGACGGTGCCTTGTGGTACAATTCAATTGTCGACGAAGTAGACATTATGATCCACGATGGCGATACCTGGGTAGGCTATCAAAACTTTAGTGCAGCTTATACAGACTGTGATCCAAACGGTCCGATCGTTGCAGCAAGTACTCCGGTATTACAAAGCGATGGTACTGCACTTGTTGATGGCGATTTGTGGATTGATACTAGTGATTTAGAAAACTATCCACAGATTTATCGCTTTAATGCAAATCTATTAAACACACCTGTAGCTAATCGTTGGCAACTTCTAGACAAGTCAGACCAAACATCAGAAAACGGTGTACTATTTGCCGATGCACGTTACAACACAGCAGGTGCAAATAGCAGTAGTGCAGGCGATATTGATGCATTATTAACATCAGATTACCTAGATCCAGATGCACCAGATCCAGCACTATATCCAAAAGGTATGTTGCTATGGAACCTAAGACGTAGTGGATTTAATGTTAAGAAGTTTGTTCGCAACTACATTGATGTAAATGACGACAACATTCGTTTAGGTGATGCTGCAATGGACTTATACTACCCACACCGTTGGGTTACTGAGTCAGGCAACCAAGGTGACGGTTCAGGTAGCTTTGGACGTAAAGCACAGCGTAAAGTTGTTGTACAGGCGCTACAAGCAATGGTTAACAGCAATGACGAAATCCGCGACGATGAATCGCGTATCTTTAACTTGATGGCAACACCTGCTTACCCAGAGCTAATTGGCGAAATGATTAGTTTAAACTATGACAGAGGTCTAAGTGCCTTTGTTATCGGAGACACGCCACCGAGACTAGAGCCAAATGCAACAGCTTTAAACAATTGGGCAACTAACCAAGCACTAGCACCAGAAGACAATGACGACGGTCTAGTAAGTAGAGACGAATACTTTGGTATCTTCTACCCATGGGGCTTTACAAGTGACAATGCAGGTAATAATGTTGTTGTACCACCGAGCCACATGATGCTACGTACTGTTGCACTGAGTGACCAAGTTAGCTACCCATGGTTTGCACCGGCAGGTACAAGACGTGGCGGTATTACTAATGCTACTGCAACTGGTTATGTTAACAGCGAAGGCGAATTTGTAACTGTAGCACTTAACGAAGGACAGCGTGATACACTATACGCACAGAATGTTAACCCGATTACATTCATTAGCGGTGCTGGTCTTGTTAACTACGGACAGAAAACTCGTGCAAGAGGTTCAAGCGCACTAGACAGAATTAACGTTGCACGTTTGGTAATTTACTTACGTTCACAGTTAAATCAGTTAGCTAAACCTTACATCTTTGAACCAAATGATAAAATCACACGTGATGAGATTAAGCAGCAAGCAGAAAGTTTGATGCTTGAGTTAGTTGGTCAAAGAGCACTATATGACTTCTTAGTAGTTTGTGACGAGTCAAACAATACTCCAAGCAGAATTGATAGAAATGAACTATACTTAGACATTGCAATTGAACCAGTTAAAGCAGTAGAATTTATTTACATTCCACTACGCTTGAAAAACACAGGAGAAATTGCAGGACTATAAGCAATAAAATGAGCCCCTGAAATATGGGGCTCAAATTTGCTAAATACTTGCAACAGGAGAATAAAGAATGGCAATTTCAACACTATCAAAAATTACAGTTCCTCTAGCAACCGGCGACAGCGCTGCAAGCCAAGGCTTATTAATGCCAAAGCTACAATATCGTTTCCGTGTTACTTTAGAAAACTTTGGTGTAAGCACACCTACAACAGAATTAACAAAGCAAGTAATTGACGTAACCCGTCCCACTGTTAGCTTTGAAGAAATTCCAATTGAGGTTTATAACTCACGTGCATACCTAGCAGGTAAACACACTTGGGATCCGATTACATTAAATCTAAGAGAAGATGTAAACAACAACGTACAAAAACTTGTAGGCGAGCAGTTACAGAAACAGTTTGACTTTTTCGAGCAGTCGAGTGCAGCAAGTGGACAAGATTATAAGTTTGTAACACGTATTGAAATATTAGACGGCGGCAACGGTGCTAATACACCGAACGTACTCGAAACATTTGAACTATACGGTTGCTTTGTACAAAACGCAGCTTATAATCAGCTTTCATACAGTGCAAATGAACCAGTAACGGTTACATTAAGTATTCGCTTCGACAATGCATTACAAACTCCAGACGGAACAGGTATTGGCACAGCAGTTGGCCGTACAACAAGTACTCTAATAACTGGTGGCGGCGCCTAAAAAAACTAGAAGCCATTCTATACTACAAAAGGGAGCCATTGCGCTCCCTTTTGTTATTATATGCGTAGTTTATTTTAAAGGATAAATATTTATATGGCAAGTAAGTTTAAAGGTTTTTTAGATAATTTAGCAAATGGCGTTTTAAGTCCAAAAGGCAATATGGCCGACTGGCAACACGCTAGTCGATTGTACGTTGTTGATAATTTAAAACATGCTCCTAAATTAGGGTTTCTATACCATGTTACATTCTATCTAACAGAAAACGCTAAAAGCATTATTCCAGAAGTTGATCAATACAAGCACGAAATTGGTATGTTAGTTAAATCAGCCGATCTTCCGGGATTTACTGCAAGCGTTGAAACACTAAACAAGTATAATAGAAAAAAGAATGTACAATCAAGATTAGATTATAATCCTATTAATATTGCATTTCATGATGATAATTATGGTGCTACAACTGCACTGTTAGAAGCTTATTTTAAATATTATTTTGCTGATGGTAAAAATTCATTAAGCAACGGTGCTTATGGGAACAGACGTACTGGTGACACTACATATGACGGCCCTGGCACAAACACATTTGCGTTTGGTATGAACAATAATACACCAGCAGTTCCTTTCTTTGATAGAATTGAAATTGCCCAAATGTCTCGCAAGGGTTATACAAAGTACACATTAGTTAACCCAATTATATCAGCATGGTCGCATGACACTGTAGAAAATTCCGCTAACAGTCCTTTAGAAAATACAATAACATTAAATTACGATACAGTGTTTTATGATAGAGGACACGTTGAAGCTGGAGAAAACGGTAATCCTGCAGGATTTGGACGAACTGATCATTATGATAGTACACCTAGTCCTATTAGTCCACTTGGTGGCGGCCAGCTTGGAATAGACGGCCAATTTGGCGTCGGCATAGACTTGTATGAATACATAACTCAAGGAAAGAATTTTGACAATCCTTTTGAAGCAGCTATTGCAGGTGTTAATTTATACAGAAGTGTTAGAGAAAACGGAGTAGAAGGCCTACGCGAAGGTGGCTTTAGAATATTAACAGATGCAATTGGGTCAGCTGCTGGAATTGACGTAAGCGGTGTTGCACAAACATTTTTTCCTAAAACTGGCGGCACTGGCGGCGCTAAGGAATTAGTTATTGCTACGGCTGTAGCTGCCGGAGCACGAGCAATTAGTCAGTCAATATCTACAACTACAGGAGATGTAAATCCTCAGCAACAAGACGATGCTAGATTTCAAAGTTTTCTTAGAGATTATCAGTCAACTGGCGGAACAGGCGGAGTCAATGGTGCGAGAGCTACGTATAATAGACTATCACCTGCTGCTAAAGCACAATATAGTTAAGGATTCATAAATGACAAATTTACCTACAGAAAAAGCCACTAATACAAGTGACAAGGGTGTAACAAATTTTTTTAATAATTATTTTTCAGAAACACTTACATTTCCAACAAATCAAGTTGATGCAGTAATTTCATTTTTTACTAAACGTGGATTTGATAAATCTGCTGCAATATCAGTTTCTACAACTTTATTACAACAGGCTAAACTTGATAATGTAAATGTGTTTAAACTTTTAGATACATTAAAAGGTCTATCAGAACTTCAATTAAGTGCAATTGTTACAGAAGTTTTAAATTATAATAGAGAACGTTCAAGTACTTTAGGATTTAAAAGAACAGAGTCTTCTAATAAGACAGAAAAAAGGAACATTGTAGTTTGATATGCCTAGATTTGCTCAAGGAAAATTTACTCTAAAGTTTCCTAAAAAATATATAGGAACACGAACACCGACATACAGATCGAGTTGGGAATTTCATTTTATGAAATTTTGTGATGAACATCCTAGTGTTGAAAAATGGGCAAGTGAAAGCATACGAATCCCTTACAGAAATCCATTAACTGGTAAACATACAATTTATGTTCCTGACTTCTTTATTGTATATGCTGATAAAGGCGGAAAAAAGCGAGTTGAATTAATTGAAGTAAAACCGGCTAGCCAAGCTTATCGTGAAAAGGTAGGACGTTCTCGAGTTAATCAAGCAAGTTATATTGTTAATCAAGCAAAGTGGGAAGCTGCTTCTGCATATTGTAAACAAAAAGGAATTATATTCCGTATTATAACTGAACACGACATCTTTCATCAAGGTGGCAAACGTAGATAAATAATAGTAGCATATAATGGAAAGCCGCTATGACTAAAAAATTAGAAGAACTATTAAATTTACCTGACTCTAAAGACATTGTTAACAATGCAAAAGAAGAAGATAAAAAGACTAAAAAAGAAACTGCAATTTCAGAAGCTCATGATGCTGTCCGAGATATACAAGAACTTGACAAAATAACCGCAGCATTACCTAAAGTAAAAGGCCTAGGCGACAAAGGCGATGACGAATTAGAAGACATTGCTCAACGTGCATTAAATAGTTACGAAGAATTAATGGATCTTGGTATGAATGTTGAGAGTCGTTATAGCGGCCGTGTGTTTGAAGTTGCAGGTAGTATGCTAAAGACAGGCTTAGATGCTAAAGTTGCTAAATTAGATAAGAAACTAAAAATGGTTGAACTTCAACTTAAAAAAGAAAAATTAGATAGAGACAGCTCACCAGGTGACGGAGACATAGTAAACGGCGACGGGTATGTAGTTACAGACCGTAATAGTTTATTAGAGAAACTCAAGAATATGGATAAATAATACAAAGCGAGACAGAAATATGAAAAGTTTTTCAGAATATTTAACAGAGTCTAAAAAGACTTATGATTTTAAAATTGGTATAGCAGGTGAGTATGCTGCTGAATGCAAGTCAAAACTAGAAGATGCATTAGGCAAGTTTGGTGTGCTAAAAGTTACTGACGGTAAACGAGTACCTATATCTAAGCGTCCTTTAGATTTTCCACAATTAGAAAATATCGATGTAACTTACTTCGAAACTGAAGTTACATATCCAACTACTACACAAGTTTTACAAGAATATCTTGGAAAATGTTGTAATATTCCACAAAGTAATATTATTGTGAGAGATCCACTTGCACCGCAAGAAGAATATCAAGAAGAAAAAAAAGAAACTCCATACGAAGCAATGCTTAATGTCGAAGACATGGGTGGGGAAAGCGCACAGGAGTCTGTGGCAGGCAATCGAACAATGGACTTATTAAAAGAATTAGAAAAAGCCCGTCAAGAGAGAGAAATTGATCCGATGGAAGGTGCGCCTGTGGGCGAATCGAGTGACATTGACGATTCGGAAAACACAAAAGCAGTCGTAGGAGGCTAATACAATGGATATGAAAAAAATCTTAGAAAATATGGATTCAGCGGCAGCAGGCAATAAGCCGTCAGTAGCAGGATCAAATGTTAACGATATGAAGACTATTTTAGAGTCTATACAATCAGTTGAAGAATGCGGTATGGCAGAAATGCCAATGGAACCGGAAGAAAAAGTTTCAATGAACGTCACGATGAGTGCACGTGGTGATGCAGTTGAAGATTTAATTAAACTAATGGGAGGAGCTGCTGCGCCTCAAGAAGCACCAATTAGTATGCCAATGCCTGTACAAAAACAACTTCCATCACCGGATATGCACGACGACGAAATGGGCGATATGAAGAAGATGATGAAAATTGCATCGGACGGGCCGGGCGATTCAGTATTAGATGTTGACATTGACGGAGATCATCAGCCTGATATTGCATTAAAACCAAATGATGATGTCGAAGAAGAGTGGGATAATGCACCAGAAGAAGAATACAGCGACACAAAAACAATGATCAAAGATTTGTCAGGTGGTATTAACCGTGAAAAGAAAGCATATAAAGCTACACAAGATGGCGATAATCCTATGGCACTTGAATCTTCAATTAAGGAACAACTTTGGGCAGCTTTACAAGAAAAACTTGCAACTGATTAAGAAAAAATAATCTACGGTGGGGTTACACCAAATAGGACCTGCGGGTCCTATTTTTTTGAGTAAATACAATATGGCAGCATCATTAGACGGCGTCTTAATTAAAAAGGCGAATAAGCAAGAAACATTTACCGAAGCACAAATAGACGATATCGTCAAGTGTATGGATCCTGACGAAGGATATTTGTACTTTGCTCGCAAGTTTGCATACATTCAACACCCTGTAAAAGGCAAGCTGTTGTTTGATCCTTATGAGTATCAGTTGCGATTGATGCATAGCTATCACAATTATCGTTTCAACATCAATATGATGCCTAGACAAACAGGTAAGACCACATGTGCTAGTATCTACTTAGCATGGTATGCAATGTTTAATCCAGACCAAACTATTCTTGTAGCAGCACACAAATACACAGGTGCGCAAGAGATTATGTCACGCATACGCTTTGTGTACGAAACTTGTCCAGATCATATTAGAGCAGGCGTTACAAGTTACAACAAGCAATCAATTGAATTTGAAAATGGATCACGTATTGTAGCACAAACTACAACGGGCAACACAGGACGTGGTATGAGTATCTCGTTACTATACTGTGACGAGTTTGCATTTGTGCAACCCAATATCGCAGAAGAGTTTTGGACTTCAATATCACCTACACTAGCAACAGGTGGTCGTGCTATTATTACAAGCACACCTAACTCAGATGAAGATACATTTGCTACTATTTGGAAACAAGCAGAGCAACGTTTTGATGAACATGGCAATGAAAATGAAGTAGGTGTAAATGGGTTCCATTCATATGTAGCAGAATGGCATGAACATCCGGACAGAGATGATGAATGGAAATCTGCCGAAATTGGTCGTATTGGCGAAGAAAAGTTTCG